TGAAGATACCATGAAGAATACGACGATCAAGATCATGATAATCTGGTTTTAGTCCAGTATGAAGAATGTTGTATCTATGTGTCGTGCGATACTTTATCGCATAGATTGGTGTTGTCCAACAATTATAGACAAAGCTTGTCCATAGATCATGAATGCTGTCTTTGACCGTCACATAGAAGAAAAACGCAATTGGGCGATTACTTCTTTGTTTTTTTTCCCAAATTCTCCATTGCTCCGAGCTTAGATTTGCCGGCTCTTTTATTGTTTCCAACGCTTTGAAAAACTTGTTCATTTTTACGAGTTTCATCCTCATCTTTATTTCCTAACTTAGGGTCGTGGTATGTGATAGTCCACATACCACTATTCTTATCAAATTTTGGATTATCTATTATAGTACAATTGTACTTGGATGTCAACAACTTCGCCATACTTTTCGCGCCGGTTTCTGAAAAGCTTGATGTGATGATTTTTTCGGATTTCATTTGTAGTTTTCAATAGCATCTTTCAATGCTTCATCTATATTACGAATAGGAAAAATGTTCTTTAGCTTGTTATTATCAAGTACGCAATTAGATCTTGGTGCTTTAACTGCAGAAAAAAATTCAGCTTCAGTAAACCAATCCTTCTTCATGCCCATCATTTCTACTATTTCGCGCGTTGTCTTGCTACCACCATTTGTAAGATTATAGATTCCCGTCTTTGGTCTTTTCGCGATGAAATGAAATACAACATTAGCTACATCATCAACATGACTCAAGCTATTGCGAAAATCAATTAGCTTTGCATATGTTTGCAGCTTTGTGAGAAAATTCTTTGGATGTTTTTCTGACCCAAATGGCATACGAATACGCAATAGATAAGACTTGTTCATATATGGTGCAAGCAATTTCTGCTCTAGAGCCTTTGACCCACTATAGAAACTGCCATTGTCAAAGTTAAAATTTGGCTCATCTTCTTCTGTAAAATCTTTTTCATATCCCGTATATACACATCCACTTGAAATATGAATGATTGGTGTATTCTTGTTTTCCATCTCAAGTTTCAATGGCCACAATACGTTTCCTGCAATCGTATCTTCTTTATGAATTTCACATGCATCTACATTAGGTGAACCAGTATAGCCAGCTGCATTTACAATGATTGTTGTATCTTTTGGAATACTTTCATTGTGACTCAACCAATAAGCCGGAATGTAGCTCTGATATTGTAGCTTGTTCCAAATTGCTTGACCAATATATCCATGCCCAATCAATGTAATCATGATTTTAACAATTCCGGATGATGTTGTGGTATCTCTTTGTTAATGATTTCATCAAGACGCTTTTTCTCCATTTCATACGTTCTCTTTCTCAATTCCGAAGAACCATATATGTGCTGTCTCTTATGATAATGCAATTCGATGCCGTTGTCAATACACCATTGCTTTCCTGTAAAATCTCTATTCAAATATTCATCGCTCAGAAATCTAATGTGAATTGTCTGTGTCATTAGCAATTGCAATAGATCAAATTCTGTTTCATATACAAGAATTTCATCTACATACTTGCAGGCTTGCAATTGAACATATCTTTCATAAATGCTTTGAATGGGTTTGTTCTTGATTCCGGGTCTATCAATTGTAGGATCGACTTGAAGTGCAACCTTTAGATAGTCACACAATTCCTTTTCCATCTTGAGCATCGTCACATGACCGGCATGTAACAGATCAAAACTACTACAATTAAATCCTATCTTCATTTTTTTTCATCCATTTTATAGTTTCATCCAGTCCCTCAGAGAGACTATAACGAGGAGACCACTTCAACTCACTTTTAACAATGTCTATCGACATGGAATACCTAGCATCGTGTCCTGGTCGATCATTGACATATTCAATCAATGATTCATCAGCTCCCATCTTCATTAGAATATGACGAACAAGATCAATGTTTCTTATTTCGTTTTCACCACCAATGCAATATCTCTGTTGCATCTGACCATTTTGCATTATGAGATATATTGCTTCGACAGCATCTTTCACATAGATCCAATCACGCACTTGACTTCCAGTTCCATACACAGGAATCTTTTGATTCTTCATGATCCTAGAAATAGTCAGGGGAATGAACTTCTCGGCATTTTGCCATGGACCATAATTATTTGAAGAATTGATTATGATATATGGTAGTTTATAGGTATTACCATACGCTTCTACAAAATGTTCAGCCGCTGCTTTGCTGGCTGAATATGGATTGCGCGGACAAATGTTAGAATATTCATTGAATTTTCCGGGATATGGAACTTCGCCGAACACCTCATCAGTTGATATTTGCACAAATTTTTCTACTTTATACTTTAGTGCAAGATCAAGTAGATTGATAGTACCTATGATGTTTGATTGTACAAATGGTAAGCAATCCTTAATAGATCTATCAACATGACTTTCTGCAGCAAAATGAACTATGCAAGAAAATTGATTTTCCTTGAATACTTCTTCAAGATCTTGTTTGTCTGATATATCGACACAATAAGTTGGTATTTTCATTACGTTGACAAGTTCATCCGAGTTGCTTGCATAAGTGAACTTGTCAACAACAACGATTTGTGCGTTTGATACATCTGTCATGTATTTGACAAAGTTGATGCCTATGAACCCAGCACCACCCGTGACAAGAATCTTTTTCATTTGTATGCCAGCATTTTTAGAACGCTGCCGCGAGCAGGTTCTGGGTTTCTCATGTCAGGAACGCGCATCATTTCCTTGAATCCAGCTCGCATCAAATACTTTCTTAGCTTGTCTTCATTGAATCCATTGATATGACCCATGCCAGGAATCTTGTGATCGGTCTCATGCAACCATCCAGCAAATATTACTTCCATTGCATCTTCAAACGGATCCTTGTTCTTGTTTAGCCAATCAACATTGGCCATGATGTGCCAATCTTTCTTGTAGATGCGTTCGGCAATCCATTCGATGTCTGGAGTTGTGATTTCCACGAATCCGCCAGGTTTTAAAACACGATGAATTTCCTTAAGAACATCATCAACAATAAACTTTGAAAGATGTTCAATTACATCCCCAAAGTAAATCTTGTCAGCAACATTTGATTCAAAAGGATATGGCACTTTTGACAAATCATGTTGTACGTTTACATGAGGCCAAGGATTTACATCGACGCGAACTGTCGCATCTGGCTTAGGCCATGGTCCAGAACCAAGATCAATAATCATCACCAATTCCCCATTTTAAATCTATGATATGTTACTTGCTGATCAATCATCATCGAATCATGACCAAAAACTTCACGAGCCATCTTAGGATATATAGTAGTCATGAAATCATTTAATTCTTTCATTGAACTAGTCTTATCATAATATGCATTTCTTGGCGGATGATAGATTGAGGCATTATGGACAACGTGAGCATGAGACTGAGCAATATCACAATATGCCTTGTCCAATCCATATCCAACTTCAAACTCTTTCCAGTTATTCAAAGCTTTGAGGATTTTTGCAAAAACATCAGATCTAAATACAGGAACTCCCATTTCAATAAAATTAGTCTCCGAAAAATCTATTCTTTTATCCTGCTTCAAGCAATCATAGAATATATCAGAACCTTCAGCCATCGATAACTGCCATAGACGAAAATCAAAACGACGAGCCATCTCCAGACCTCTGTTCAAGTTCCAAACATCTGTGATTTCATCGTCATCAATGCAACCAACATAATCATACTTTGTGTAATCAAACTGATTGAATACATCGCGAACCATGTGCCACTTATGACCACGAATATGATAGACATAATCATATGTGTTAGGATCTGGTTCAAATCCCTCCTTATACACACAACTTACAATTTCATATGTGCGATCAGGATGCTTTGATCTCCAATGTGCATTCTTGTCGTATCTATCATCGAACTTGTCGGGGTAGTTTCCTGTAGGAACAAAAATGATTGCTTTCTTTGTCATAGTTTTTTCCATCTATTCAAAATCAACGACGAAGAATTCTTTTTATCGGTTCCGCCGACACCAACTGCAAAAAGCATTCTATCATCGGCCGCCTCCATTTCCAATTTGCTCTGTCTTGTATCACCTATTCTATCTCCACCATTAGCAAATATGATTAGAGTGTCAGGGTATTTTCTTCTTGTGTCGCGAATAAAGCTAGCTGCACTATCGTCATCATCATTAAATGAAACTGTTTCATCGACCCATCTAATGGACTTAACAATCTTCATTCTTTCTTCAAGGGGAAGAAAAAAGTTTCCTTTTTTGCGAATTAGCCAAT